AACGCCAGTAATGGAAATGTTAATAGCACTCTTACCGCCAGTTTCTCTGTCTTTCTCGAAATAACTAACGGGTAACAATCTATCCATGCAGAGCTTCCAAGCTGCTGCCTGATTCTTATGGTCATCATCTAACGCAGCGTTGAGAATGCTGTCTAACACCTTCCTACTCTTAGGAGATGCTAACATTCTAGCTTTGTATTCGTTAATGATGGAAGCGTCACCTTTAGGACGACCTACGCTGTTGCGCTTGCCCTTGGTAACCTTGTCTACAGCAGACTTTTTAGGTCTACCGACTCTTTTGTTAACACTCACAGAATTACCTCTATTGAGATTCTTGTCTATATAGTCTATAGAGACTCTTTTCCACCGCTAAAGCTCTTTAACATTCATTAAAAAGAACTACTAGTAGTAATTACTTTTACAATGGAAAAGATGGGAAAGCATTAAAGAGCTATAAAGAGCTTAAAAGCGTGTTGTTTAAACTATATAGTCTATACTAGCACACTTTTGAGTGAAAGTCAAGCTATTTATTAAGCTATTTGTTATTTAGTTACTATGTTGGCTCTGTAGCCTCTGTTTTCCCTGTTCAACCTGTACCTTCTCTAGCGGATCTCACGCATACAATGGCTCCGCAGTCGCTCTGTTATTCTCTATAGTTATCAAAGGCTTAGTCTTAATAGCTTTTAGCAATACCCTTGGTTAATTAAGCCCTATTTTGACCCTATTTTGTATCTGGGCGGGTACAGTAACAATCCTGCGCAGCTGCGCCCCTCCCCCGTCCCCTCAATAGTTATCCACAGGTTATACACAGGCTACCGTGACCAGGATAGGCTATGCAGTCATCCACAGCTTATCCACAGAGTTATACACAGGCTGGGGCGTGACTGTAGAGGCTACATTGGTCATATAGATTCTGTACAGTTGGTGGGTGAGTATGCTAGTGGGTACTGTATAGACCTATGCAATCACCATGCCATGCTGTGGCATTGGTATAGGTGCTAATCGCTGGCATTTGCTACAACCCAGTAATGGCGCGGGTTACAGCGCAGCTCTCTATACCTATATATAGTAGGCATAGTGTTATAACTATGGTGAATGCTTTGCTGTTTCATTATATAAAATAAATATGGAAATAATTTGAACTAACTCCGAACCATATACACTAAGTAGTGCTCAGTTTGAGCAGCGCGGGAATAAAGCGTCAACCACTACTACAATTAGACGGGATTGCAAAATGGAAAAATATACTTTTAACACTGGGCGCGGTTATGGGGCTGACGGTCAAATCATTGATATTTACAACATCATGGAAACAACCGAGTATTGCACCATTTTTGAAGAAGATCGGCCAGTTACTTTAATTCTTATGCACGATAAGACGCGCGGCATTCCTGAGCATATGCTTTTTCACTGCTCATTCGCGGATATAACAGAAGATAAAATAATGGATAGCTATGACAAGTACAGATATGCGAATATAAATGCGATAGCTAACCAATACGGTTTAAACGAATCGGCAATAAGTGAACAGATGTATCAATTAATCAAATAGAACCATACAAACAAACAACGGGAATAAGACAATGACAAACAAAATAAACCTAAAAGATCGCAATACTATTGAACTGCTAAAAAGAGCAGTAATGACTAAACAGTCTGACATTAAAGAACAGCGCAGAGCGAAAGAAGATTTAAGCGATTTAGACTTTTATAGGTATGAACAGGTAATAGCAGAGTATGCACTATTGGAAGCGCAATTGAGACTAGAATGGCGGTTAGCATTTAATAAGGAATTTACTGATAAAGATGACCCTATTGAAGTCAAGAAAGATAAGCTGGAAGCTGATATTTGCAGACTAAATGTCGATAAGGCACAACAGAATCTAGATATTGCAGACTCAAACTATAGACTAGAGTTATCTCAAAAATGAATAGCGCATTAAAGCGTAAACTACGCAAACAAAAACGCGACACACTAATAGCCAGCGTGATAGGCTTTACCATACTAGCGGCAACGGTTTCGGCTATATATGTTATAAACTGGCAAATTATATTAATCAGATACGGGGCATAAATTATGGGACATTTTAACAAGATAGCAGTAGCAACAGCATTTGAGTTTCAGCACAACATGGAAATAGCGGCAGAGTTGCACCAATTAAAAGCCATCAACTTATACTACAATTTAATCGGCGGCGTATATGGTGAGGTTCGCAACATCGGTAATGGTGAAATGGAGATAGAGGTTCGCGCCAGCGAGTCCCGCACCGGATACCCGTTACTATTTACATTTGAGGGAGCGTAAATCATGGAATACATTAAAAACGATTATGACTTACAGAGACTGGCCTTCGATATAGCGAAAGAGGCTATTAAAGAGGTTGAGCATTACGGCGGCGATCATTACGAGTTGATAGATCAGGCAGCCGCGAGCAGTGAGCATGCCATATATACATACAAGGCCATCATGTTGTGCGCTAATTGCTGTACAGACGATGGAGAGGCGATATTAGATGACAATGGTTATAGGTTCGACTCGTTCGCGCATCACGCTAGTATATTAGCGGAGGTTACAATAGCTAACGCGGCATTGCAGGCACTATACGAAATACAAGCGGAGGCGGTAGCATGAATTATCAAGCAATATTAAATATGTATTCTGTTGAGTGCGCGGCTTGTTTTGCGCCTTTTACTATGACTTATCACGAGTATCATTACAGAACAGGTTTCGAGCTATGCCATAAATGCACCAAAAAGCATGGAGCGAGCGAGCGAGAGAGGGTTGCGGCATGACTAACAGAGAAAAAATCGAAGGCTTATATCTAGATTGGTTTAATGACTTTTTGACTGTGGCGCGATTCGCAGAATATCACGGCATGGCAGAATCTAAGGCGCTTAGAGTTATCAACACAGGCCGCGCATTGAATCATAGACGGCCTACACTAACAGACCATTGGCAGCGATTGCGCCGCGACTACCCAGCTATTGAGCGCAGCGCCTAAACTAATTCCCCTAGTAGCAATCCCCCTTTGCCCAGTGTAATAGCTGGGTTTTTTTTTTGCCTGTAAAATACCGAGCTAATATAAGCCTGTTTAAGCGCCTTTATTCCTACCCAGTACCCTAGCACCTATAAACCCACGAACGCCGCCAGGTGAGCTTATATGCGCTTCTGTGGCTGTTGGCGGTGCTGGTGCTGGTTGTTTTACTGGGTTACCTGTTTCCTGTAATAGAGACAACAGCAGAGAGGCAGCAGAGTCTATAACGTGACCCCAATCCTGGTTCTGGTCACAAAACAGGCTAGAGAAAGTTGAACTATTGGGGAGAATGTTGTCAGATGCTGTGAACTTATTTAACCAATAGAGAGAGAGACCATGAAAGTATTAAATTTATATGCAGGACTAGGCGGCAATCGTAAACTCTGGGAGGGCTGCGAAGTGGTAGCAGTAGAGAGTCACGAGAAAATTGCAGAGGTTTATCAGAGACTACACCCAGATGATGACGTTATTGTCGGGGATGCCCACGAATATCTCAGGCAGAATTTTAGAGACTTTGATTTTATTTGGTCAAGCCCACCATGCCCGACCCATTCCAGAATGGCTAAAGCTACACGCCATAAAAACCGCAATTACCCAGATATGGGACTGTATCAAGAGATATTATTCCTACAGCATTTCTACAAGGGTAATTGGGTTGTAGAGAATGTAAAACCATTCTATGATTTTTTAGTACCGCCAACGACTACAGTAGGTAGGCACTGTTTTTGGTCTAATTACCAATTTGATGCTGAAGATGTCAAGAGGCCAGAGAATTTCATCAACTTAGCTAACTTAGCAGGTAAAAAAGCATTAATGGAATGGTTAGACATATATTACGAAGAAAATATATACTATAAGGGCAACCACTGCCCCGCACAGATACTACGAAACTGCGTACACCCTAAATTAGGGCTTCAGATATTTGACCAGAGAGGTGATGCATGAGAGAAGGCTTAAATTTTGCCGACATAGAGAGTAGCAACGCCAGAACAGACGCTATTAACGAGTTTGTTGACATAGTGCAGGGATTGCACTATCGTGCTGGAGTTGATGTTTTAACAATGATACGAGAGAGAGTAATAATTAACTATTTAGGAGTAGATGACAATGGCTATTAAAATCTGGGGTACTAAACCTCATTCTGAAGACACATGTATAACTATTAAGGCTAAAGATATAAAAGAGCTTAGAACAGATATTAAATTAGAGCGAACATACGCAGACAGTTTGAGTTTTTCAACCTATGCCTATTATGTCGAGATAAACGGCAACGCTTTGCATGACATTTTTTTAGACAGTTTAAGAGACAATGTTAAATTTAGAAAAGCAGTAGCAGGATACATTAACGGATTGGAGGAAGATGACAATGATAATGCCATGTAGAGTAACTGATGAGTGGGATAAAGAACCAGATGGAACAGAAGATGATCAACCTGTTTCCCGTAATAGAGTCATTGAAGACTGTGACATGCTACTGAGGGATATTATGGTTAACTGGGACTATTGCATACAAAAGAGAGACTTTGTACCAGATGATGATGATATTGACTTAATAGAGGCTTTACATGCTGAAATGGAATACTATCTAAAGAGACACTTTAAAGCTGTTGAAGAGTAATAAAGAATAACTACTAGTTGTTGTTTGAAAAGAGGCTGTAAAGAGTCGCTAACAAACTATACAGTCATTTATAACATAATTTAAGGAACTATTCTAATGGGACGTAAAATTAGATACGTAAGAAACGAAAGTAATCACCCTTTATTGGTGAAGGGTAAGATTTATAGCTTGTATGGTTTAGCTAGAGAGGCTAAAATAGCGCCAATGACGCTGCGCAACAGAGTAGGGTTATCAGAAACTGTGACGGATGATCATTTTGTCGCTAAAAAGAAAACGCATGTAATATGGCCAGAGTTTGATACTGAAACAGAGGCTGTATCCGCTAAATGGTTAAAGAGGGCGCTATAATGTTTAAAGAGTATATGATGGGTACTACTGACCCAACAGTTCAGGCAGTGGTTAGAGCTGCGGCAGACATCAATAACGGTGTTTTTAGTTTAAGAGAGGCTGCGAATTTCTATAAAGTGTCTAGCGATTCTATAGTTCGCTTTATGTCTGAAAGTGCGGATTATGATGTTGTTTTTAACAGAGAGAAACCAAATGAAAATATTTAATAGAACACTATCAATAGAGTTAATCAACGGTGCAGGGTTTTGGTTCGAGATAGCCGACAGCAGGGCTGTGTGGGTTCTCAACGAAGAGACTGGCGAAACCTATGCTATGCCCTTTGAAGGTTACTTAGTGGGGTTACCCTTTTTTCTGATCAGCTACGGCAGGGTATATGAGGAGATAGAATTATGAGTGGCTTAATACACCAGCCATGCACTGATTGCGGCAGCAGCGATGCATTGCAGATAAACACCAACAGCACTTTCTGCCATAGCTGTCATAAATACACGCCTACCAGCGATGACTACGCACCTGTATCAGTGCCAGAGTCTACAACACCAAAGGCTAAACCAGACTTCAGCGCAGTAGAGAGAACACTAGCCACGGGCAACTACCAAGCCATTATGACTAGAGGACTGACCACGGCCACAGCTAAGACCTATGGGATACTAGAGAAGCCCGACAAAACCTATTTTGCCTACCACGACCCAGAAGATGCCAACACCCCTGTAGCCGCTAAGATAAGGCTACCAGACAAGCAATTCTATAACGTAGGCAACTGGGCAGCCTCTGGACTATTCGGGCAGCAACTGTTCAACGGTGGTGGTAAGTACATAACGCTGTGTGAAGGTGAGTTTGACGCAGCAGCAGCTTACCAGATGCAAGGTAGTAAGTATGCCTGCGTAAGCGTTAGGAATGGTGCTGGCGGTGCGCTGAAGGACTGTAAGGCTGCCTACGAGTATCTGGATAGCTTTGAAGCCATTATTATATGCTTTGACGCAGACGAACCTGGAAATAAGGCTGCTAAAGAGGTTGCAGAGCTGTTCAGCGGTAAGGCCGCTATAGTCAAGCACACTGCCGGCCATAAAGACGCTTGCGACTACCTAGTCAACAACGATGTCAAAGGCTTTACAGCAGCATTCTGGGCAGCAGAGAAGTTTGTACCGGACGGTATCATCAACGGTGCTAGTCTCTGGGATGAGGTGAACAGACCTGTAGAGAAGTCTGCTGTGATGTATCCGTGGCAGAACCTGAACAAGCTAACCTATGGCATCAGAGAGGCTGAGTTAGTTACTATCACGGCTGGCTCTGGGCTGGGTAAGTCACAGTTTGTGAGAGAGATTGTCTATCACATCTTACAGAACT